TGGACAAGACGCGGGCAATCCCCTGGACCGATGGCAACAACCGGCGGTTTGGTGCGTTCTTCTTTCCCGTCGATCCGGATGCTTCCCCACCCCCATCAATGAAAGCGGCCGAGCTGGGCAAGCAGGTGGAGAACTGGCGGGCCAAGGCGCGGTTGGCGGGCTGGAACGTGGACAACTGGGACCATGTAAAGGGGCCAGCAACATGACTGCGCCTGAATGTGTGTCGGGTGTGTTGGGTGTGTGTCGGGGCGATATTGCAAACCCAACACAGGTTTTGCCCTTCAATTTCGCGGGTTTGCGGGCTGTGTGTTGGGTGTGTTGGGTTTTGCTTCGCGTGCGCGCATGCGTGACGTTATTTGTTGGTGAACGTGGCGCTGGAATTCCTTCTCATGCGAGGACCGATAAACCCAACACACCCAACACACCTAACTCAAAGTTGATAAAGATATTGATTTTAAAGGGATTTATTTGTGTTGGGTTTGTGTTGGGTGTGGCGTTTTTTGTGTCGGGTTCGATTTTCAGGGGGATGGCGCGATGATTGAGGAAATCGAAGAGCTGTTGCAGCACTGGGGCCAGCAATGCCGCTTGAATGGTGCCGGTGGCAGTATGGGAAGCCCGATGGGAACCATCATGGAGTGGGGGGGCTGTGCTCCGCGTGGGACGCCTGGCTCTCGGATTCTCCTGGGGGATGGCTCCGGCCCTGACGGTGTTGCGCAAGAGATTACCGCCGCCTTGGCTGAGATCGGGAGACAGGATGCTCGGGGGGAACGGTTGGAGCGTTTGGCCGGTCTGCGCTATGGGGATGACCCTGCGCCGACCATCCCGATGCAGATGCATTTGATTGGGCTTACCTCGGGGGCCCGGCAGACGTACTACGACCACGTGCATGCGCTTCATCTGCGCCTGCGGGAGGTGCTGACGAAGCGAGCTGCTGGCCGTAAGTGGCTTACCGTTCGTCGGGGTGATTTACCTCAAACCTGCGTCAAAGTTGCGTCAAAGTTGCGTCGAGCGAGTTAACCGAAAACGCCCCCTTTTCGGTTCCGTACTCAGGGGGTAAAAAGTCCCCACGATATGCAATCTGCGCCTTGGCGCTCACCGAGCACGTGCTGTGCACCCCGCCTTGGCGCAAGCCAGGACACTGAAAACCCTGCCTTCCCTGGCGGGGTTTTCTTTTTTCGGCGTCTGCCGCGCTCAATCATTCGAGGCACAACATGACTAATGAGCAACAAGCGCTGGCAGAGATGCCGATCTGGTTGGTGATCGTTCTTTCCCTGGTGGGCGGGGTTTCCGGGGAGATGTGGCGAGCAGACAAGGAAGGGGCGCGAGGTTGGGCCCTGGTGCGTCGTCTCGCGCTGCGGTCCGGTGCCTGCATCGTCTGCGGTATGGCGGCAATGATGCTTCTGATCGGCGCCGGTGTGTCGGTTTGGACGGCGGGCGCCTTCGGCTGCCTGACGGCGATGGCTGGGGCAGATGTCGCCATTGGCCTGTACGAGCGGTGGGCGGCGAAGCGGATCGGCGTCTCGGAGCAGCCACCCAGCGGCGGGACGGCCTGAATGGTAGGGGCGAGGCCCTGGCGGGCTGGGCCGGATTTCCAGATTTTTGGGTCCTCCCCCGGGGCCGGCCCCTACACGGGTTAGCGAACTCGCGGTTTCCCTGCAGCTGAGGTTTGTACAGGGATGTCCGTCTTTTCAAGGACTTAGCAATGGGCAAGACAGTCAGCAAACTGGAACTCGCCGAGATCGTCGGTCGTGATGAACGCACCCTGAGCCGGTGGCAAAATGAAGGTATGCCGGTAAACGAGTTCGGGGTGGGGCGCGGCAACGAGAACCAGTACGACACCCAGGCGGTGATTGAGTGGCTAATGCGCCAAGCGGCCTTGAACGGCAAGAAGGAATCCACCCGTGACCGGCTCGACAGGATACGCGGCGACCGCGAGGAGCTGGCGCTGGCCAAGGACCTGGGCGAGGTCGTGATAGAAGCCGAGATCGTCCAGCGCTTCGAAGCGGTGATCACCGCTGCCAAGATCGAACTGCTCAACACCTTTCCTGATGAACTGGCGGCCACCTTGTCCGCTCGCTACGGCGTCGAGGTGGACGATCAACTGGTTCGTGAGCCCATCGAACTGATACTGAGGAGGTTGTCCGCCTATGAGGACGATGGCGATCTCGATGGGGATCTTGACCAGCCAGACGACACGGAAGGCGCTGAAGAAGACGGCGATTAAGGGCATGCGCCGGGCCTGTCGCAAGTGGGCCCCGCCGCCACGCATGAGCGTTATCGAGTGGGCCGACCGGTTCCGTTGGCTGGCTCCGGAGGAGTCCGCAACCCCGGGTAAGTACCGCTTTGACAAGACGCCCCACCTGATCTGGCCAGGCGGCCCGCTTGAAGCGCTGGACGATCCGAACGTGGTCGAGATCGTCGGTCGCAAGTCGGCCCAGGTGGCCTGGACCTCGGGGGTGATGGGTAATGCCATCGGCAAGTGGATCGACCTAGACCCTTCGCCGATCCTGATCCTGTTTCCCAAGGCCGAAGCCGCCAAGCAGTATGTGGCCGAGAAGCTGGAACCAATGATCGAGGCAACCCCCCGGCTGCGAAAGAAGGTCGACCTGCGCAGCCGCAAGCTGCAGCAGCGCCAGGACTTCAAGCGCTTTCCCGGTGGCTTCCTGAAAATGGTCGGGTCCAACAGCCCGGCCAGCGTGAAGTCGACGCCGGTGCCTCGGGTGGCGGTGGAGGAGCCCGACGATTGCAACCTCAACTTGAGGGGGCAGGGGGACAGCATCAAGTTGGCCAAGGAGCGTTTGAAGACCTTCCGCCGCTCCAAGATCATCATCGGCGGCACCCCGACCATCAAGGGGCTGTCGGCAATCGATGCTGAGCTGGAGCTGTCGGACAAGCGTATCGGCCTGGTGCCGTGTCACGAATGCGGGCAGGCTCACGCCCTGAGCTTCGAACATCTGCACTGCGATGAAGACCCGCACTATTTCCATGAGGTCTATGGCAAGCGCCGCCCCGAAACGGCGTTCTATGTCTGCCCGCATTGCAGCGCTATCTGGGACGACCACCAGAAGAACGCGAACCTCAAGCACGGCCGCTGGGAAGCGACTGCCGAGTTTCGCGGGATCGCGGGCTACATTATCAACGAGCTGTATGCCACTTTCCACGGCTCACGCTTCGAAGTCCTGATGGAGAAGAAGCTGCAGGCCGAGCATGCCGCCTCGAACGGCAACATTGGCCCTATGATCGCCTTCACCAACAGCTCGATGGGTGAAAGCTACGAGTACAAGGGCAACGCGCCCAAGACCGACGACCTGGAGACGCGCGCCGAGCCCTACGCCGAACTGACCGCGCCCAGGGGCGTGCTACTGGTGACGGTGGGTGTGGACGTCCAGGGCGACCGCCTGGCCCTGGTGATCGTGGGCTGGGGCAGGGGGGAGGAGTCGTGGCGGTTGTACTGGGGTGAGCTTCCGGGCAACCCGATAGACCCGCATGACTCAGTTTGGTCCGAACTAGACAAGATCATTGCTACACCGATTCCGGTCGAAGGTGGCGCACAGATCGCAGTTTCGGCGGTGAGCCTCGACAGCTCGGACGGCAACACCAGTGATGCGGTGTACACCTACGTGCGGGACCGGCAGCGCTTCAACATCATGGCGATCAAGGGCGCGTCCATCGACAGCCGGGACCGGGAGATCTTCACCAAGCCGGCGCAGTCCGCAGACACCACCCAGGACAACACCAAGGCCGCCAAGTACGGGCTGCGGGTGTACATCGTTGGTACGCACAAGGCCAAGACGCTGATCGATGGTCGGATGCGGCTCACCGGCAGCGGGCCCGGCCGGATGCACTGGTACAGCGAGATCCGCTCGGACTATTACGAGCAGGTCACCAACGAGGTGCTGGCCCCACATCCCCGCCAGCCCAGCAAGATGGTCTGGCAGAAGAAGGCCGGCCGGCGCAACGAAGCGCTGGACTGTGAGGTGTACGCGCTGCACGCGGCCCGAAGCCTGAAGACGCACCTGCTGCGCGACAACGAATGGGACCAACTGGAGCAGCAGCTGCTCCAACCCACCCTCTTTACCACCGAGCAGGCGGTAGCCCCGGTTCCGCGCCGCGCAGTGAGCCGCGGCAGGGGCACCCGGAGCCGAGTCGGCTAACCACTGAGGTTCAACATGACTGATGCACAACAACGCCTGGCGGAAGTCAGGGCGGCGATCTCGG